CACGGCATCGTTACCAGCTACTGCTAGGATTTGAACCTAGGTGATTGGATTCAAAGTCCAAGATACTAACCACTATATGACAGTAGCTTCCCCATATTTATTTTGTTTGTATCTTTTAAGTATGTTAATTGTACTATTAACTATTTTAATACTCTTAGTATTAATTATTTTTAAACGGGTCAATAAAAAACAAATCGGGTTTAAGTGTTTTCTCATTACTATACCTACATCTTCCAGGAGACGTAAAAACTTCCTAGGAAACCACGATTCGTCTATACCACTAGAAATCATATACAGTAAAGATACAAAAATACCAACAAATGCAATAAAATACAAATCACTTATTGAAAAAAGACACTATAACGAAGCGTTACGATTACATTATAACAATAACCATAAAAGACCCGACATAACGTATTTCAATTTAGGTGCAATAGGATGTTATATGGGACACATGGAATTTTATAGACGATGTTTCGAACAGGGTCTTAAATATGCCGTTGTTTTCGAAGATAATGTAATTGTAAAAAACAAACAGTTTTATTACGAAATACAAAAGGTCATAGACACGAAAAAGGATAATTTCGAAATGTGTTTTTTCCACTGTTTATCGAGATATATCGATACGAGTGTTCCTATTGTAAACGGCATTGAGCGCGTTAAATGGATATCGAGCTGTAAATGTTATCTCATACACGTCGAAAATATGAAAAAATACTACAAAGACTTCTTCCCTATAGATAATCACGTCGATATGAAACACGAAGATCTTATCGCAAATGGTGCGCGTATTTACTATAAAGATTTACGAAAATACATCAAAATAGATCGTTCTGGTCCAAGTACCATTGGTCACAGCGATTGGAAACGTAAAGAGTTCTTTTCTAGACAATACCCAACAAAAACAACAAAAGTTCTCACATATGGATACTAAATTAAGGCCATGGTATATCCTGAGGTCTAAACCGACACCCAATTTTTAAAAAGGTAACAAACTCTTTAAATTCTGGTTCGGGGTTTTCAACATACATAAGCGAATCAAGTATTACACCGACAAACTTATTATACTTTTTATGTGGGCCATTGTGTGTTAATCTATTCTCGCGTAAATTACCAATTTCACGCGGCATCATAATTATATTATCACCCGCTTGTAAATCATATTTTACACGATCAATTAACGGGTGGTGTCTAAACTGTACCGGTATAACGTGATGATCTTCGACATTACGAATATTGAAACGAAGTTTAAAGTTTTTTCGTAACAGTGACCCGTATCTCATACTGTAGTCTGGGAATAGATTTAAACCTACACGCATCATTGAATCTTCGAGTTCATCCACTTCATCCCATGCAGTGAAACACTCGTCCGTCGACGAGTCTGCACATTTTTCTTTCGCTTCTGCAATAGCTTCTGCGAACCTATACTGAAGACGAGTATTCTCGACCGTTTCGGACGTTATGTTTATTTTTTTCGAATACATACTTTCGAAAACATTCTTACGTATTTGGTGCCTTTTATTTTCGGGTGATGGTTGGGGTGTAGATAACGATAAAACTCTATTCATTTAATTTTTAACGTGCTAAATCTTTAACACGTTAGAAATTAATATAAATTTACTTATTTTTTACTTTTAGTATATGGTTTAAGAGATTTTTGTTGTTGTGCGTACGTCTTAGGAGATTGATTTTTCATAGGTGTAATTTCTTTAATTTGAAAATTTTTAGCCCACGTAACTTTTTTCGGTTTTGTTAGCCTTGATTTTGTTGGATTTTTCTTTTTAGGCGCACATGGACATTTTCCAGAACTCCCACCTGGTACGCCTATATTTAAGGGTTTAAAAATTCGAGACTTCGTTGGGTTTTTCTTTTTAGGCGCACTCGGCATTTTTAGTATAAACTATTATTTTTTTAGGATGATCCTAGCGGGGGTCGAACCCGCGACCTCGGCGTTGCGTATGTGACGATAAAGTCACTTAGGTATACCTAGTAATGTATAAGCACCGCGCTCTAACCAATTGAGCTATAGGATCCCACTTATACATCAACCATAAACTTTAAGCCAAATACAACTTTTACTAACCGTAAAACGTACTCTTTGTATTCAATCATTTATACTATTCTAGTACTTATTACCTTTATGTAACTTTCTATCTAATTGGATATGATTGTAAATCGCATTGTGAAATATCCGTACTCGTTTTCCTAGCCAACTCTAAATCGGGTGTATTTGGTCTGGATTTAGCTAACCATTTAACAATTTTACGTTTATTACATTCACTATCCGTACCTCCACTTAAATTCGTACCTATTACGTTCAAACCGTTACACACATCGGGTTTATTCTCTTTATTAGGAAACGCCGTATTAAAAGCATCTATGGAATTCGGTGGAATATCCGGAGAATCGTCCAAAAGTCTATCGTATTCTTGCCTACACTTAGCCACGAATTCGTTCACGTCACCTCTGTGTTCAGTTTCAAGTGATAATTCCATCTCGATATTCCTATAAAACTTAGACCATTGAATACACATAGAGGAGTGTGTTTCCATCATCTTTGAACTATTATTAAACTTAGAAACAGATGTTAGTATTCCTGCAAGTACGTTTAAAAACGCAAAAAAGTATTGAATTGCTATTATCTGTTGTTTTTTTGAATCAGACATACTTTCATCGTTTGGACTCAAAACTGCAAAACCACCAACACCTGTTATACTAGAAATAATTATACACGGATACGATAACCAATCGTTCTGTTTCTTGTAAAACATACGTGAATAGTTATGTAACCATCTATAGCCTGCGGCTTTTTCGGCCCATCCTATAAGGAGTTTTTCCTGTTTTGGACACCAGTGATGTTGTTCTGGTATAGTAACTCCCATTACTATTTCTTAGAAAATAAGTATGCACAATCTCTAGCTAATGTATCAACACGCTCATTGTTTATATTTCCGTTATGTGCCTTGACCCATTTAATATCAACGATATCGAATTTACGCATTAATTCAATCATTTTTACCCATTCTTCTTTATTTTTTACATCACCACCTGATGAAGTTTTCCAACCATTACGTTCCCAATTCTTAGACCATTCTGTTAAACCCATACGCACGTAATTACTATCAGTAAAAACGCGAATGGATGTAATTCCAAGTTCCAAACACTTTTCTAAAACTTTTATTATCGCCGTCATTTCCATTACATTATTGGTTGTAATATCTTTACCCCCAAAATTTTCAATTTTAGGATCTTTATTAATAAGGTACGCCCAACCACCCGGTCCGGGATTACCTAAACAACTTCCGTCTGTATATGCTTCAATCATTTATACTATACATAGGTTTAAACTTTATACTTCAATAATTTGTTCTCGTTCTCGTGGGAAACACTTATAATAACATTTACAAACTGGTTCTAATAAATAATACATACACCAAATAGTTCCAAAAACTATTAAAAATATATAAACACCCCCCATTAACCTAAGATATACTTAAAATTTTAAGTATTTATAATATAAAACATGTTTCACCAAGATTGGGAAGAAATTACTATACATGGTAAAAATGTTAAAAAGGAAAAAGAAAAAGAAAAATACGTCAAGTTCATGGGTCAGGAAATCAAATTACCTAAAAGGAGTCAGTATTCAGGTAAAACACCTGATCAGAAACTTGATGAAGCCGTATTAGGTGGTACGCACAAAAAAGTAAGTAAAGAAACGGGTTTAACTATCCAAAGGGCACGTGTCGCAAAAAAGTATACGCAGAAAGAACTTGCAAATCTCATAAACGTATCAACAGATATCATCTCTTCATACGAATTAGGTAAATCTATACCAGACCATAAAATCATGCAAAAACTACGCCGAGTTTTATGTGTTAAACTATAGTATATAACAGAACCATGTTAATGTGGAAAGAAACTGCTAAAAAAATTCAAAATGCGCGTATTGAAAAAAACCATACACAAGTCGAACTTGCACATAGAATAAACGAACCCTTAGAGGTTATAGCCGAGTGCGAATCAGGTAAAAAGGAACAAAATTGGTACGTTCTTGAAAAAATCGAAAAATATCTTAAAATTAAACTTTAAAATTTGTTCTAAATTTTAAAATCTAAATCATTTATTTATTTTTTAAATTTTATTTTTTTACTAAACTCAATAAACTAAGAAATGCTTAGTTGGAGAAGGCGAGGCCACCCATACCGGATTGCACACGGAGAACGTTGTAGTTGACCGCGAACATTTGGAGGGCGAGAGACCCGAGGTCACCCTTGGCACCGCAAGTAAGCGACATTTGCGCGTTGTCGATTCTGGAGAAGTTGCACGTACCAGTTGGTTGGTGTTCTTCTGGCTTGAGCGCGAAGGAGTACGAGTAGACACCCGCGCATGGCGAACCGGAGTGGTGGGCAAATGGTTGCACTTGGTTAAAGTACTTACCGGATTGCTCCTTGAATCTGTCTTGACCGTTGAGGACCAACTTGGCAGTCGAAAGCGCACCAACGGTTTCTTCGACGTAATCCACAGAGCCGGCAGATGGGCCTCTGAGGAACATTGGGGCACCGGATTGGGACGTACCGATGGCAACGTTAGCAACACCCGCGCCCGCACCAGAGCTGACGACAACATCACCGTTATCGGTCGCGGTACCAAGGTTCCACAAGTTGTGACCAGTAGAGGTACCGTCAGTGACACACCAGACCAATTCCTTGACTGGGTGGTTGTAGGACAATCTGACTTGCTTAGTACCAGACGCCTCCAAGGAATCAGTACCAGTGTGCTGAACTTGCTCGATCAAGTATTCGTGACCCTTTTGCGCGAATCGTCTGCGCTCTTCAGTGTCGAGGTACATGTAGTTACCCCACACCTTCAAGCCAGTCACGTACGTGTCAAACTCAGAGGACAAGTCAATGTCGATTCTGACTTCGTGGTATTGCAAAGCAATCAATGGCAAGGCCAATCCTGGGTTGCGGTTGAAGAAGAAGATGAGTGGCAAGTAAACTTGATTGGCAGAAGTGCCGACTGGGTTAGTCGTCATCTTAGCGTAGTTGAGCTTGGACCCTTCGGACAAGTACAATTCAGAGTACAATCTCCACCATCTTTGGTAGTGCTTGTCAATTCTTTGACCACCGATGGACAATTCCGCAGTCGAGACGATACGCTCAGCGGCCCAGTTAGTGTCTTTAACGGCACCAGAAACGTTCGCCAAATTATTCGCGGTAGTCGCTTCGAGGTACATGTCACCGATCAAATCACCGTTTCTGGCGATCGTGACGGAGACGCGACCCGAGGACGCGGCAGTACCGTTAATAGTTTGTTCGATGGTTTCCATCGCAAAGTTGGTGTGGCGTTTGTAAACCGCCTGGAAAAAAGTGACTTTTGGGTTACCTGTGAGGTAAACGTCTTGGGCGCCATAGGCGACGAGTTGCATGAGACCTCCGGCCATTGTGTTTGTGTTTTGTACTATACACTAAGATTTTTTTTTCAGATAATTTCGCGAAAAAACACAAATTGGTTTTTCCTGGTGTATATAAATGTCTACCGAAACGGAACCAAAAAATGTACCAGAAGAAAACGAAACAGAAGAAGAATTTTCCGATACCGAATCCGAAAACGGAGAATTTGGATCGGTAATCGATGAAAACGGAATCGAAGACGAAATCGAAGATGAAATCGAAGACGAAATCGAAGACGAAATCGATCTAAGTGACGAAGATTTGGGTGAATATATGGACGAAACAATTCCTGGTCTCGATGATATCGGTGGTCTTTTAAGTTCTGTATTAGCAAATGAAGATGGCGAAACCATATGTTCTGCTCTGGTAAATATCTCTAGAACCCTAGAAGTTCAGAACAAGATCATGATAAAAATTTTAAGTCATTTGCAAAATTTAAAGGCTTAGAAAAATAGAAAGTACTAATTATAAGAATATGTCAGCGGCGGATACTCATTATATCACCGAAAATATTAACCCTGAAGAAACTGAAGATTTATTAACTGTATCTGTAATTCAAAATTCTCGCCAGGAGGAATTAGAAAACATTGTATCTAGACTAGAAACATATTGGTCTGTAAAAGGAACTCTTACATTCGAAGAACCACTTCGGCTCTCGTATAAAAGATTTTACAACCCACATGAACTAGATGAAAATGGTCAGCCATTACACTACGAAATCAAATCTCTATGTGAATACTACAATTCGAAAAAGAATTTACTAGCAGAAATCTACCACCGGGCTAATACTTTAGGAATAATTGATCTAGAAGATAGTGACGATCTAAAACTATCGAGACGAATAAACAGTATTTTTAACCAAATGGAGGACCTTTGGCAAATACTATTCAGGACCGCACGTATGTATGAACGAGTAAACTATGCATCCGCAGATAATACAGAAGCTGGAACAGATCCAAACATTTTCATGCCTTCTGTAATAAAAGATATAGAAGAGCTTGAAGTTTTTCAAAAAGTCTTAATTGTCATTTTACGAGAACTATACGAAAACAACATTAGAAAATACAAAGGATACTGTTGCATACAAATTCGAACCCCAGATGGATTTAATACACGCGCCTGGCAACAAACCGAACTTATAAAAAATTATGTTCATAGAACTGCCCCAAAAGAATCCCGATTTGAATTATGGAAAGAACTTACATCTAGAGGGTGTTCTACTATAAATCAAATCATAAAATACCTAGAGGACTGTCATGATATGCAATTCCCTGAAATAAAAAAGAATAGACACCTTTGGTCATTTTCAAACGGTCTCTTCTATGGTAGAAAATGGTGTGATAAAACAGGTCTATACCAATGTGAATTTTACCCTTATACATCACCACAAGCCCAAAATCTTGATCCGCGTGAAGTGAGTTCCAAATACTTTCCAATTGAATTCAAAGATTATAGCGAGTTGGAAAATTGGTACGATGTACCAACGCCTTACTTTGATCAAGTTTTACGTTCGCAAAACTTCGAAGAAGATGTATGTAAATGGATGTTTGTAATGATAGGCCGTTTATGTTTTGATTTAAACGATATTGATAAATGGCAAATCATACCATTTCTTAAAGGTATCGCACGTTCTGGTAAATCCACACTCATTACAAAAGTATGTAAAAAATTTTATGAGGCCGATGATATTAGAACCTTATCAAATAATATAGAAAAGAAATTTGGTCTATCTTCCATTCACGATGGTCTCATGTTTGTTGCACCCGAAATTAAAGGAGATTTACAACTCGAACAGGCTGAATTCCAATCTATCGTTTCTGGGGAAGATGTATCTATAGCTGTTAAGGGCGAAAAGGCTAAAAATATGACATGGAATATACCAGGTATTCTTGGTGGTAATGAAGTTCCAAATTGGAAAGATAATTCAGGAAGTATTATTAGACGTTTAATGACGTGGGATTTTAAACGCCAAATCAAGGATAAAGATGCCGATCCACAACTCGAAAATAAACTTACCAAAGAATTACCAATTATTTTACAAAAATGTGTCCGTGGATATTTAGAATACGCCCAAAAATATCAGGGTGATGATATTTGGAATGTTGTACCACAATATTTTGAGAATATAAGAAAACAAGTTGCAACGGTAACAAACCCACTCGAAGCATTCTTACAATCAGACGATGTCGTATTAAACGAAGATACAGGTATCACGCACATGTGTCCGATGAAAGATTTTAAGGAAAAATTTAGAGATTATTGTAACGCAAATAACCTTGGAAGACCACGATTTACACAGGACTTCTATATTGGTCCATTTAGTAGTAGAGATATTGAAGTAAAGAGACTTACAGAGTGTATGTATAGAAACGAACCCAAACCACGAAAAAATGAAGATTTCTTATACGGTGTAGATATAAAAATACAAGATATAGAAATTTCAAAAGACCACTGATCATAAAATCTCAGTATAGTATAACTATGGACCCAAGACAGTTTGTAAGAGCTTCAAACATAGAGGTACAACAAGAAAGAGAACCTGGACCTATAACAACAGGTCAAGTGCGTCCATTATCAAGTGGCTTTAATGAGCTCAGAATAGGAACATTTCAACCAGGTATATACAATGTTCTAGTAAATGACAAATTTACAACAAAAGAACAACGCGTCGATCTGAAACATATATTGAAACAACGACCAAAGGGACATGCACAATTATCATCCAATTTAACAATTGATATAAACGAAATAAAGGGTATATACGGCCGTTTTCAGACAGGTTTAATTCATACGAGCAATTTTGGTATGCGAGGTGATTTAAATAAAAATTTCTTTTCCGCCCAATTTGGTGGATATATCACGGATGGAATAAATAGAAAAAATTTTAGTTTTAATATTTATAAAAACGGTAAAATCCGTTTTTCGGGTGGATTTTTAGGATCTAAAAATCTAAAAAAACAACCCGAAGCTCTACGAAAATATATAATAGACAATTACACCGAAAAACACACTTTTCTTTATAACGAAATCGAATATAATAACATCGCCGGACAATTTTCCATAAACGCAAATTTTAAACTCCCCGAAATAGCCAGAGATAACCCTTTAAAATCAGAAAGAGTTACGTATGAACCAGAATTACAATTACCACATGTTTATTTAATACACGAAGGTTATAACTTCATATTATCATCCAAAAGTGGTAAATTAGGTTCCGGAAATATACAAATACAAGGTGAAAAAGACCCCGATAATCTCGAACGTGCCTATACAGTTGGTATAAAAATTGTTCAACAATTACACAAATTAGGATACACAATAGGTTTAGTTAATAAAAACGTTAACCCAAACCAACGCACACTCGCTAAAAAAGTCGTTACGAAAACGACGTGTCCAAAACCTAGACGACCACCATGTAAAGAAGGATTCGAGGTTAGAAAAAATCCACAAGGATACGATTGTTGTTTCAAAAAACCAAAAAGAAAACCCGCTAAGAAAAAAGTACCGACTAAATCTAAAAATACAAAAATTACATACGATAAAGACGGTATTATGAAAATCGGTGGTTTAAAATGCGAACGTCTTACTAAACCAGTATTACTCGAAGTTGCTAAAAAATTAGGTGTTGTCGGTGTTAAAAACAAAAACAAAAAACAGGATATATGCAAGGCCCTCGATAAAATAGAAAAGGGTAACTCTCAATATAAAATCGATAACAAATTGTGTAGAGAAATGAAAAAAGAACAACTCATAACACTTGCAATATCTAAAGGTATATCTGTAAATGACACGGATACAGTAAAAATTTTGTGCCAAAAACTTCAAAATAGACCAAATACACCGAATTCACCCAATGCACTCGCAAACGAATTAGAAAAAATATTACTCAATAAACAGAAAAAACAAAATCGTGCAAACAAAAATATAAAACGAAGACTCAACAACACGAGTATTAAAAACGATCTGATTAAACTTTACGGTAAAAAGTGGATGAAACAATACGGAAATGTAATGAATCTGAATAAAAACGTTCGTGAAGTTAAAAATAAATTAACCAATATGGAAAATAAAAAGCAATCGGTATCAAGTAATGGAATTATTAAAAAAATGGCTGCAGACAAAATTAAACAGAGTATGGTGAAGAATTGGAAATTAGATAAACAACAGGAATTAAAGAAACTTTTACTCCAAAAAGAAGCAAATAAGATTTACGGTAAATTTGGTAAAAACGAAGTAAATAAAATAGTTAATTTTGCAATGTCGTTACCAAAAACACCCAATCTTAATAGTAAAAGGATAATAGATTTTATAAAGATAGGAAGAGAACTACGAGGACAACCACCACTCGCATTAAATAAAAAACGAGTTGTACCACCAAAACCCAAACTCGTTAAAAGAAAACCAAGACCAACTAAGAAGGTTATTAAACGCGCACCAATAAAGAAAAAATCACCCGTAAAACCAGTGAATAAAGCCGTACGGCGTTTAAATTTTAAATCGAACTCGAACTCGAACTCGAACTCGAACTCAAACTCAAACTCAAAATCGCGTTCTAAATCTAATGCACGATTACTCAATGAAATATACGCTAACTTCGAAAAAGAATTAAAGAAGAAAAAGTAAAAATATATATGGATAATTCACCTCGAGAATTACTTTTAAATTATATAAGAAAAAATGAATCTGTATGTGTTATAGACGAATATGTCGAACACATTAAAAAGTATATTTTATCAGGTTTAATAGAAAACATATTTTATGTAATAATAGATTACATTAAGAAAACAAGAAACGAAAGCGATTATAATATGGGAAAATTAGAAATAGAATACTATTATACGGACGAATTTCACGAATCAGATAATCCTAGAAAATACCTTGATATGAATCGTGAAATTGAAGATATAGGTTTAATAATGTATGTGTATGATAATTTTACACGAATGGAATTAAATTCTAATAGACGTATGATGTTTTATCTCATGAACATGATATATTTCGATTTATAAGTTTCTCTGGTTCAGATATTTGTTTAAGATGTTTCGCGTGATATGAAAAATCATACCCAAGAAATTGATTTTTTATTTCATCCGAAAGTGCAAATGCCTCAAATTTTCTAGATATTTGCGAACACACGGATTTTCTTTCGAGACTAAGAAACCTATCTTCCATCATAATAAATTGTTTTAATGATTCTTCTGGCATACCATCCTTTTTCATTTTTTCAAACATCTTTTTTGACTGACCATCTGATATATAAAAATATTTAGTCTTATACCCTAAAACAATAACACGGTTACCGGTTATGTCTATGTCAGAATAAAGCAAAAAGAATACTATACAAAATATTAGTAACCAAGCTAACATATATAAGTACCCAAGATATTAAATAAATCCTTAACTTTATGAATGATATTAAATAAAGTATCAATATCAGTAACTTTTCGTGGATCAATAATTTCAAATTCAATCTGAAATACTGTGAATTCTTCCGAATCCATATCCTCACTCGTACCCTGACATACAGTCATATCGATGGATAAATTCTTTCGAACAAAAGATGTTCTATTCTTTATTTTTTTACTCGAAAAATCGTTATTTCCATCATCCTCTATAGGAGTTTCTCTAGATACACAAAATCGTATATCGTAAGGTGTATTTTCCAATTTCTTAAAATCTTCTACACATACACGTTCTTTCTTAATAAGTGTCTCTTCTCCAGTATCTTCTCGGATAGTTAATCGTGTGTTATCTTCATTTCTATGATAAACCTCAGAAGTAAAGTTAGATACACTTTCCCAGCCCTTATAGGCATATAAACTATGTAAGATCTTATCGTAAATCTCTTTACCTACGTTTGTATCAAAAAACGTCCCATTAAATTTACCAAGTCGTAGTTCCATTTCAATATACTCATCGTTATTATACTTTTCGAGAATAGGTTTAACAGTGTCACAAATTTTGTGAACGTCCATCTTAATTTTTTACTTTTTATAAACGCGCCTTCTTCTTAAGCCTTTTTTATTCATCTTTTTTATATGCACGGTTTCATAAATTTAGGAAATACGTGTTATTTCAATTCTGCAATACAATTTATATTGCATGTACATGAAATATCAGCTCATATACTAGATAATAAATACACGGGAGAGTGTGAATTTACAAAAACATACGAAAATCTTGTTCGTATTTATTTTCATACCAAAGAAACAAAAGTTTTTACCATTGGTCCCATACTACAGGAATTCGTAAAAATATTTCCCAGGTTTATACTTGGACAACCACACGATGCACAAGACGCAATATTCTGTATAATAGACATACTCGAAAAAAGTTATCCTTACATCAAGGAACTCATTTATGGAGAAACTACACAAATAACAATATCACCCGTAGGTAAAAATATAACCCAAATACCATTCTGTATACACATATTAAACATGGAAAAAGATGTTAAAGATGTAAATACAATGATTCAAGAAAGTAATAAATGGAATACTATAGAAGATTACATAGACAATAAAGGTACAAAACATCACGTTGCGACAACAAGAAACATTTTTTCAAAATACCCAAAAATATTTTTAATATCATTCGATAAAAAGAGTTTTGTAAAAATAGACGAAGAACTAAAAATCGAAAATAATGTGTATAAATTAAGATCTACTATAATTCATAAAGGTATTCAATATGGTGGTCATTACATGTCTATAACAAATTTAGGAGATGACTGGTTAATACAAGACGATGATAAATTAGGAAAATTAAACCATTTCCCTAAAGAAGATAATCATTTCATTTTGGCATACAGTCTAAAAATTCCTTCATCTGAATATCTTCCTTAATATTCACGAGTGTTCTATAAAACGTTCTTCTACTATTTGGGAACGTTTTATCGGTTCTTTTCTTAATTGGTTTCCACCATAATGGTCCCTTTTCCCATGTTACATACATACACTCAACAATATCACCATCGCGTAACCAAGTATAATCTTGCATTCTATCCACAGGTATAGAAGATTCAAAAATGTGTTTTCCTCTATCTTGAATATACAGTCTCCATACATATTGTCCGGGTACACACCCGGGTGTTTCCGCAGTGGGACCCTTTTTTACGAGAAAATCAATTGTATTTTTATTTCTCGGTTTCCATTTAAACATAGTTTCATGCGTACCTATACGAATAGGTTCATTCACTGGTGTAAAAATAAGACCATCAATTTCCTGTTTTACCTTTGGTAGATATTTATCCATAAACGCTTTAAAATCTTGGTGTAAATGAAACTTTTTTACTTGTAATGTAAGTACATCCGTTTTTAAAACCATCGCTTTTTTCATTATTTTTTCACAATACTCCAGGCGTTCCAAAAAATCTTTATTACCAACAACTTCACCACACGATAATAAACAATCGTATATCATAAAAGTATTTTCATATAATTCACCTTCAAGTATTGTACCTTTAAAAACAATGGCACGGAAATTTAAAGGGGTTACAAACATTTCAAGCGCTCTATTCACAAATATACACAATTTCTGCATTCCATATTGAATAGCGATCATCATATACCGAGTACCATCCGTTTTTTCACAAACAACATAATCGTTATTCGATAAAATATTGAAATGTCCTCTTTCTATGGATATAGGTTGGCACCCCGGAAATATACCTTTACCTTTAGTACCCCAAGACCTTTCCATAAAGTCTAACGCGTATTTGTAAAGAGGATCATCCTTCTTTACAAACACTCGGTTCATTCTGTTTAATATTTATATTTAAATCTTTAATTACTTTTAATACCCGAGGAATGTAAAATATTACTCACGCATTCGTGAGCATATGTCATAGTCAACTTAGCTTCTACATACGCATGAATTTTAACACCCGACTCCCTTAATTTTGAAAACATCACGTTCATTCTTGGGTAAATTTTAAAAGAACCACTCTTTTTATCTTTTACATGTTTCAAAACATTTTTAGTCATCATTACCCAACATTTAGAAGAAGTTTCATCAACTGTGTATATATCTTCTGTAATTTTTCTACCTACACTCGTATCAAAATGCATACCCATTTGCTGTATAGGTTCTTTAACATCGTTTTTCACTTTATATTTAAACATTTCCCAATCAATACCTTCTTTTACACCCGGAAAAACCAAACACCCAATACCGTCGTTTGGTCCAAAACATTTTTTTAGAGAATCATCATCTACAGATATACCATAATCAATATAAAAAATACGATCACATGTTTTCATTTTAGATTGTATCATCTCAGATTTTTCGTATGGTTCTTCGTCAACAAAAATTAATTCATTCTCAGATTTATTTTGTAAGCATAATAAATTAAATCTAAGAACGCTATGTAAAGTTTTAACGTGACACGATTTACCCCTAGTAACTATAATAGTACAAAATTTCATTTTATATATTAAACTCCTAAACCTTAAGCCTGTCTTTTAAACATCCTCCAAAGGGTAAATTTCCTATATGTCCCAATGTTGCTTGAACATCAGCGTATATTTTACCACCTATCTGTTGCCATCTTCTACAAAATGCATAATCTTCTGAAAGGTACCTTTTAGTATCTGGATCTATCATACAATCGAAAACTGCACAATACTCATCAAAATCTCGGTTTTGGTGATCATTTTTACAATTCAAATCAGTATAGTGTTCATGCATTTTTTTAAGTGCATCCCGACTAATAACCATAAATCCAGTAGGACCATCTAAAACTTCGATAAAACCATTAGCAGTAACACTCCTTGATGTAGCACCTATATTAGCAACTAAAGAAGAGGATAACATTGCCAAATCTCTATTATCATCACTTTTTATCGCGTTACTAGCTTGTTCCCACATAACAACCTTTTTTGGATACAATGAAACCGAAACATCGTACCCTGATTTTATGAGACGAACAACTGATTTAGGATCAAAATGTATATCTGCATCAATAAACATAAAATAATCACAGTCACTCTTTTGCATAAATCTTCCAATGGCAACGTTTCTAGCACGATGAACTAAACTTTCATTTTCTGTCGTATCTAAAACCATCTGTATACCTTCTCTCATAAATTCAAGTTGAAGTTGTATTATGCTAATCATATATTTTTCTATGCATACACCACCGTAACATGGCGTACTAATAAAAACTCTTATCGGTCTATTTGTCATATATATTAATCTATAACTTTATCCTCTAAGTATTTTTTAATTATATTTTCAATTTTATTAATTGTTGGTATAGATACTAAACACTTCTCACAAATATCATTTTTATTTATTTTATCTTTTACGATAATATATATAATAACAGAAGCCACACTATTTGGTGTTTTACTCATAAGTTCAGAACATTCTTCTAAACTAGAACACATTTTGTGACATTTCAAACGCTCTTCTTTAGAAAGTTCAAACGAATTTAGTAATCTATTCATTACATCGTATGGCATAGTTGTATAATTTTGAGATGTTTTACCTAACATAATTTCCTTAAACATTTGTGAAGTTCGACTAATATCCTTTGGTTGAATAGAAAACATATCTGAAATTTCTTTTGTTGTTCGAGGTATTTTAGACATTCGACATGCAAATAAAACGCAATTCGCCTTAATACCTGTTCGAACAGCACCCCGTGTTAATTTTTTTTCATTAAATTTTTTATACATCATCTTAGCATCCTTTAAAACAGAATCGGGTAAGGTATAACAAAATTCATCTATATCCTTATAGGCGTGAAATAAAGATCTATCCTTATGATTCATAGATTGATGAAAATTTATTTTAGCCATACGTTTATTTTCGTAAGATGACCCCCTATGCGTAGTAATAACAGTCCCCTTTCCCCAAGAATTTGAAAACAATTCTGGGTTAGCATTTACATTACTACACCTAGATGGATCATTCACTTTACCATCATCTGTAACACCACTCGTCCATTCAGGTGTATCATCTATAAAAGTACTATCAATTATTCCACACCCCGGACACGTCGGGAATCCTTCTCGAGTTATAACTTTAGGAATTTTACATATATTACATAAATTATTATCTACTGACTTTTGTATTTTATTTTTATTGAGTAAATGATCAACATCTGACCATATATTAGCAGTCAATTCTTCCATGGTATACAAAACTGTTATTTTTTGATAATAATTTCGCATACTTAGGCTTTAAAAATTTAAATTATCAGCTTGTATTCGTGCTCTTTCTTCCATATTATCAACCATTTGTTTATACCTAATTGAACCAGGGCTAGTAGGTTGCCATTCTCTCCATTCCTTATCTATCATGGCATGGTTAGGTGGTGGTATTACAACACCGTCAATTTCAGTATCAGAAACTATAAACCCACTTAAATCTGAACCATCGTCATCAGATTCGTCTATTATTTCACTATCTTCTTCCGAGTCTATTTCATCTATCATATAGTATAAATTATCCTTTACGTTTTCAAAATAGTCACTCGCTTGGTGATGCTCGGATAAATTATCTTCCTGAACAAGTTCATCCTTATCTTCAAGTTCATAAAGGCGAGCCCCTTTATATGTCATACTAGTTTCTGTATAATAAAAAACTACCATGTAAGTATCGTGCATTTCTTTTACTTTGGCATATACTTCATCCTCTATATCGTCCTCTAAGGTCACTAAAACTTTTACTAATTCTCCAGGCTGGATATCTGAAAAATTTATCATGTTTAAAGTTTTCATACAAAAATATTTACAGATATTAGCACACATGGGAATAGAAATTTTATCCAAAGAAGGATGTCAATACTGCGACTTTGCAACTAATTTATGTATAGAATACGGTTTAGAATATAAAAAAACTATGGTCGATAAAGATGAATTATCAAAAAAGTGTGGAAAGACAGTTTCTGTATATCCACAAATACTTATTAATGACAAACTTATAGGATCCTATTTTGAATTCCAGGATTTTCTAGAAGAAGAAGCTGAACCAATGCTTTTACCAACACTCGATAGGTTCACAGTTTTCCCAATACAACACGAAAATCTATGGGCGCTCTATAAAAAGGCTCAAATGTCGAATTGGACTGCAGAAGAAATTGATTTTTCTAAAGATATGGACGATTGGACTAATTTAAGCGATAACGAAAAACATTTTATAAAATATATATTGGCTTTTTTTGCCGGTTCGGATGGTATAGTTTTTGAAAATTTAAACAATAACTTTGCTGGTGAAGTTCAATATACAGAGGCAAGATCCTTTTATGCGTATCAAGAACATAACGAAATGGTTCACGGAGAAACATACAGTAAGCTCATTGATAAATATATAAAAAGTTCATCTGAAAAGAAACACCTTTTCGAGGCTATACAAAGCATACCATGTATTAAAAACAAAGCACAATGGGCTATGAAATGGTTTAGTCGAGATAGATCTTTCGCAGAAAGATTATTCGCATTTGCTTGTGTTGAAGGTATATTCTTTTCTGGAAGCTTCTGTGCAATATTTTGGTTGAAAAAACGCGGTCTCCTCCCCGGTTTATGTTTTAGTAACGAACTTATAAGCAGGGACGAAGGATTACATTTAGAATTTGCAATTGAATTATTCAAAATGTTAAAGTATAAACCTCCATCAAACACTATTTACGAAATTGTAAAAGACGCAGTCTCTATAGAAAAATCTTTTATAACAGAAGCACTTCCGTGTAGTCTTATCGGTATGAATTCTGATAAAATGTCTGAATACATAGAATATGTCGCAGATCGATTACTAAAACAAAGTGGTCACGATAAAATCTGGAACACAAAAAATCCCTTTGATTTTATGGAGAATATATCACTTGATGGTAAAACTAATTTTTTTGAAAAAAGAGTTGGTGATTATGGTAAAATGGATGAAGATTCAACTTCTATTGAATTTGACGAAGAATTTTAAACCATCACAACTTTCCTACCATTAGAACACTTGCACGTCACGGCTTCATCATCATCTTTACCTGTCGAACCAGATGGTGGTAAATCCGTAGGTTCCGTTAAATCCATGGGTTCCAACATTTGCCCACTATCGTACATCGCAAATTGCTCTTCTTCCATACCTGGTAATGGCAAAGGCATATCGACCATTTGTGGTGGAGCGGCCGATGGTCCAATGACATCGTCCTCGACTTCTTCTTCCTCTTCCTCTTCTGGTATAGGTTCAACCTTTTCTTCCACAATTTCTTCCTGTGTATCTGGAGAAGGACCCTCAACTTCAAACGATTCTCTTTTTATATTCATCATACCCCAGACTATAAGGAAAAAGACGAGTGTATGCAACATCAAACCTTTCGCACTTGGACACCCAGTTGGGCTGGAAACCCACTTACCAAATACGCTACGCATAAGACGAAACGTATCTGGATTTGCAATTATAAAAAATATAAGAGCGGACATAATAGAAATCAAAAATTTCTGTTCCTGTTTTTTACCCTTGCACCCACACCCACAATCAGAAAATAAGAAACTTTTTTTATTAGACGAACACGACATGTTTTATTACTGTATATACAGAAAAAAAATAACTTAAAGTTTGGATTACTATAAAATGTATAAAAAATGTCTATTAATATCCAAGTTTCCGATCAATTCAACCCATCTGATGTCACCTTTAGTCAGCTGAAGAAAAACAAAAATAATGGTGGTAAATCCGTGATGATTTCGCATGGAAATAAAAGGAAACTCTATCTCCAACTCCCTTTTATGAGATCACCCTTTGGACTAAGCGCATATACAGACGAGGCCACTAATAAAACATCTTATTCGCTCGATCTTTCATTCGATACTGATAATGAAGAAGCTCAAAATCTCGCTAAAAAACTTAATGATCTCGATGAAATTATATTGAAAACAGTGGCTGATAACTCTAAAGAGTGGCTCGGTAAAGAATATGATGTCAATGTTATTCGAGAAGCTCTTTACAAACCAATTGTTCGTGAAGGAAGGGAAGGATACCCAGATACACTCAAGTTAAAAATTCAAACCAATCAAGCTGGTGAATTTACACCTGAAGCATACAATTCGAATAGAGAAAAGATCCAAGTTGATCAGATAGAAAGAGGTCAAAAGTGTATGTGTATTGTTGAATTTGGTCAAATCTGGTTTATCGATAATAAATTCGGTGTAACTATCCGATTATCGCAGGTTCTGTGTGAAGAATCCGCAAAACTCCCATCTTTTGCATTTCAGGGTTTAACTAATAATGACGACGAATACGTCGAAGAAATCATGAACGATCTTATCGACGAATAAAATATTTTTATACATTAGACATGGAACGTGACCGCCAATTTAAAAATCTAAAAATTTTGTCTTCGCTCGCAAAAAATAAAAAAAATACAGAAAAACAAAAAATTAATTTAGGTAAAAATCTTATTAAGACTATACAGGGTATGGGATGTAATCCTAATAAAGTTTTATATCAACCCGGAAACAAAATACTTCCTCTTTCCATCGAAAACTCTTTAAGTATATCTAAGGGTACAAAACATATCGGAAAAGGTGGATGGGGTTCTGTTTATATGGGATGTATAGATAAAGAGTGTAAAAAACCAATAGCTATAAAAATAGTAAAAAATGAACCACTTGAATACGAATATAAAATGGGAAAACGTATTCAGAAATTCGGAGCAATTAAACCCTTTCACTTTGAAAAATGTGAAAATGTATCTTTTATGTACACACAATACGCGAATAACGGAACATTATCTGATTATATAAAAAATAATAAAGATAAATTGTTACCTATACATTTTAGAACCATAGTCACACAAGTTTTGTATAATTTATACAAAATTCATAAAAAGTACCCAACGTTTAGACATAATGATTTGCATATGCAAAATATATTAATACACACCACGTCTCCGTCACGAATTAAACTATTGAAAATAAATAATACAACTTTAAAAGTTCATGACATAGGATTAAATGCACTCATATCTGATTTTGGTTTATCTACCCTTAAAGGGTTTAAGTGTCCTCCAATAGATCACGATCCCTTATGGTATAAAAAACAATCGGGAATATACCGTGACTCACATCCAATGTATGACACACACGTATTCTTAAATGGTCTAAGAGCTGAAATAAAATATGCTGGTGTCAAAAACGGAACAGAAGTTATACAATTTATCGAACGTATTTTACCGAGTGAATATATAGGAAACCTTACTAGTAAAGTTATTGATTGGCGTTTGCGTGCAACACCATTAGGTCACCCAAAACTACCAACCTTCAAACAAATATTCAACGATAGATTCTTTTCACCATATAAAAAAGCAGTTGTACCTTTTGATATAAACACGATTATAAATAGAAAACAACCTTCTAAACCAAAAACTATAACAGTCAAACACGGTGGTCCAGTTAAAAAGACAATGGAACAAATTAAAAGGGAACTTGCGGCAAAAAATAACAAACCAGTTGTTAAACGTCCTATTATAAGACGACCAGGTATTCGTGTAGAAGTAAAACAGAAAACACAACCTAAAATAAATGTTTCGTTAGCCAAAAAAGGGTACGTTAAATTAGGTACGAAAAAGTGTGAATCGTATAAAAAACAGGAGTTAATCAAGTTAGCAAAAAGTTTAGGTATAAGTACTGAAAATAAAACTGTAAAGAAAATATGTAACGATATCAAATTAAAATATGTATAAATAGTAAAATGTTTGTTATTTTAATTCTTATTATAATTGATCTTTACATTCTAATGAATACAGGAAAAAACACAGTCGAAAAATATTCAGAGGCAGAATTATCACTTGCTGTGAAAGACGGTAAAACTGTATGGACAGTATATGGAACAACCTGGTGTGGTTGGACCACTAAACAGGTACAATACCTTATAAAGAAAAAAATACCATACAAATTCATCGATTGTGAAAAAGACAATTGCGATGGAATTGAGTCATTTCCATATATGGAAAGTTCAAGTGGTGAAAAAATCGTTGGTTACAAAGAAGTTTAATTTAGACACCTCTAACAACGGCGATAGAAAGAGAAAGGATAAAAGCATCGAGGAATGTGTTAATTGGTTTAAGAACACTGATATGTTTCACGAGCGACCTGTTCCAAGCGAATCTAAGTACAAATGTACTGATAAGAATAGCAAGAACAAAAATAAGTATTTCGGTCGTAACATCGTTCATTTTTTTAGCATTGGCAAGATCTCTGAGCATGTTTATATATTTACCTATTAATAATATTTTATTTTCTAGTATATTATTAATGAGGAACACATCTAACAAAAAACTTCCCCTGAGTGGATCCGAACCAAAATATACCCAGAGATTATGGGGACGAGCCGTAGGTATAGGAAACAATAATTGTTATGCATACGCTGTCGGAGATTACGAAGGTTATAGAAGACACAAAAGCATACCAGGTGAGCGCGCTGGTATATACAATAGTCACAACTATACACACTGTAAAGATTTACCAAGGCGTGTTATGGCAGATAATCCAAACAAAGTGTACATAGTAAAAGCCAATGATAAATGTAAAAAAAGTTTTTACAAAGTCATGATGTTTGTAGCACCCGGTAAAAAGAGAAACTACTTTAGACAGGGTGATTTTCATTTTTATAAACAACATGGCTTTGTTGAATATAAAGTCAAAAAAGGTAACAAATACGAAGACATAGCTAAATTCTTCAAAGTTCCTTTAAATCGAGTTAAACAGGCTGGTAAGCTTGTTCCTGGTAAGATTTTAAAATTTAAAGCAAATGTGTTCAGTCACAAAAGAGGCTGGGCAACGGCACCTCTTTTAGTAGATGCAAAGGGCAAAGCAATATCCGACCCAAGAAAGGCATCCCGTAACTACCCTGGTTTAGAATACAAAAAGTATTGTAGTTCATTCTGCGTTAAGAATAGAGGGATCAAAGTCGGACATACTCATCCCAAAGTCGTCAAGAACACTCGTTAAATCATCCTCGTGTTCAACATTAAATATTAAATCAAGTGCATCCAAAACAAATTCATGTTCTAAACTTACTGTATTTGAAGTCGCTTCAAAATCATTAAATACAGTGATCTGAACCCTAAAATTAGATCCATCAAACACTTTTCTACATACGGGGCATGTTACTTTACCCTTTTTTTTCCAATTTTCTAGACAACGTGAATGAAAAACGTGTCCGCACCGTATAGCTTTACTATTTCTAGTTTCTCTCACCTCCTCGAGACATATAGAACACTGTACCATTATCTAGAAAACTTAAAGAAGTTATTATTCAAAATTTACCGTGAATTTAGTATATGTTTGGCATTTTAAGAAGAGCCTTATCACACGATCCACACGCATCTTTTTGTAAATCTTGAGATGGTCTCAAAAGTTCTGGACCTTTTTGCTGAAGAAGTTTTCGGAAAGAATAATTATCCTCGAATGAAATACCATTCTCCTTCATGACATAATTATTATAAAGTTGATTTGAGCTGTTTATAGTGAAGCATCTGCCATCGGCCATACCAAGTCGTTGAGACATTTTATATATTAGTATTACATTAGAAATTAATTTGTCTATTTTTTGTTGTAAACTTCCAAGATCTAAACCCTTTTTCATTTAATGTAGATATAACATCATTCACTTTATACCCTGAAAAATCATCGAACAACTCCCTTTTTTCTGGTTCACACGGACTTACCCTGACATTTTCAATATTATTTATAGTATCATTTATAATATTGTAAGCAAAGGCGACCTCTTTCAAAGTCTCTGCTCCTGTGATAATAATTTTTCCCGTCCCAAAAATACTTGTCGTTATTTCTTTCATGTCATTTGCTGGTTGAAACTTAACCTTTACTGCAGAATACTTATCTGGCTCAAACGAAACTTTAAAAACGTCCGAAAATTTACCAAAATGAAAGGCAATTTTCCTGAGATTTACCTTATAATTCAAACTAAAGTTCGAATTAATCATAACAACTCTGAACGTTTCTATAGGTGCTATACAGGTTTTATCAACAAACGTATTAAATATATAAGCGAGTTGGCTTATAATTCGCCTACAATCAAATAAGTCCGAACACCCTGCGACCTGAATACTCCCATTTGGAAATATTTTAATAGATTTTGTACTAAACTTATCGTTATATACGAGTGTAATTTGATTATAAAACGTCGTATCTTTAATATCCCACGCCCATCCTGAGCCATCTTTCTTAGCCAAAATTATATTACCTTTCATAAGGTTATACTTGAACCCTTTCCTAATCTTATCTATATCGATCTCATTTTGAAACTTCGATATCATGGTTATCGTTGTAAGTTTAACCCACGAAGGTCTTATTTCCTCCTTTATATTCTTCCTAAACTCATGGAGTGTTAAAAGATACGAAAACGAATTATTCGCTATTGATCTATAACACCCCTTTTTATTAAAAACTGAACACGATATTTCGTTCATTTTTTACTTTAAAAAAAATAGTATTTAAAGCAACTTAGGTTACTAAAAAGTAATTTATTTAAAGTTTTAATAATAAAATTAAGTAAAATGAGACCACAACCTTTTGTAAATAAATATATTCGTTCAACTATACCTAATACTATTAATGCACAACACTTAGCGGTAACAATTACTTACCGCGGTAAGAAGAAAGAAACACCCATAGTAAGTATGGACATATACGCTTCACCAATTCTTTCGTATAACTATAATCTCGAATACGAATCTTCAAGTGAATTATTACCACAAAGTCAAGATGGGTATATTCACCCAATATCCCTTTTTAATTTAAGTGGTAACGAAGGATTTTGGGGAAATGATAGCTTACATAATGCCATAATCAATAAAGAATACATATTCTATGACGATAAAGTTTGGTCATATGACTCATATTATGAGAGTATTATTGATTTTATATCAGAATTACGAAATCGTTATAAATGGAATGGAATCATTGATAGTGATTGTGGATTTTATAGCCCAGCCTTAGAAGACCATATAAAAATAAAAACTGAAACCGAGAAGGCGGCGGAAACCATCATGGAAATTATAGACAACAATTCAAATACCATACCCGAAGGTGATTATTTGAAAATGTGTGATGTTTTAAGTAAAATTAGAAATTTGTAATTATATCTCAGCGTTACATATCTGTTTATGACCTATTTTAAATCTACCTGCATATGTATAATTATTTCTAAAATTCTCTGAATTTAATGTTTCTACAATCGTTTGCATATCACTTTTAGAAATATCGTTTTTAGGAATAAGACATATAAGCGAACCTCCGAAATATTGGACCTTATCTATAAAAGCAATCTCTTTACTACGAGTCATATTTCTAATATATATACACGTTTTACCTACATTATTTTCGACTTGTGATATATTTCTCAACGCACCCCATTCAAACCATGTCTTTTCTGAAAACTTCCGTATTTTTCTATTTATAAGTTCATCCTTATGCGAATTTAACCATACATCTATACGTTCATCCCCCGACGGTAACGTTTTAACCTGTATAAACTTTTCAATTTTATCCTTGTCTTGTAAAACGTCTATATTTCCGAATGTTTGTTTATACACGGAATCTCTACCAGATACTATACCGACGTAAGCGTTAAAAAAATCGGATATGGGCTTACCACACACCTCTTTATCACTAAAAGTTACTATACCATTTTTTACGTTACAGAACATTTCAGTCTCGTTAACTAAAGCTTTATTAGTGAACGTACCCTTTTCGTATCTAAAAACAACAACGTCTATACTAGCCTTATCGAATAAAGATTCGTCGTTTGGGAATAAAAAATCTGTAAAACTACCCTCGAGAATCATTTTATTTATTATGGGACCCGCTCTCGTTAATTTTATAAAATCCGAAGGAACTATAAATATAAGTTCGCCATCTTCATCGAGACACTCATAACACTTTTCAATAAACTTCAAATATAAATTACCCGTACTCTGTTTTACATAAGGTGGATTACCTATTATCGTTTTAAATTTTGTAGGTATATCAATTTTCATAAAATCACCGTATTCTACAGTTTGATTTTCGTTAAACGTTACGACAGGTTTTATAGTTTCATCTATTTCGTAACACGTCATAGGATAATCATCCCTATACTCTTTGAATAGTCTTAAAAGGTGTCCGGCACCAAACGATGGTTCGAGGAGAGGCTTTGATTTATGTTTTACTTTTTTAAAAACGAAGGATTGTAGTTTTTTATTAATTGTGAAATATTGACCTAGTTCTTTTATTGACATTTACTAATTATGGTACTATTCTTTTAACTAACGATATTTTCAAAATCTGCATCTGCGTATGCTTGCATTATCGACACTTGCTGTCGAATTGAATCTTGGATCGTCTGAAGTACGCTTATGGCCTTTTTTCTATAATCTATATCGGGTGTAAAATGAGATTTAAAATCGAATTCGCGATGCCAATCTATCTGCAGAATATTAGACGGGTTGGTTTTGTATCTGTAAATATCAAAAACACTCTTTAACAATACATCATCATTTTTCTTATTTATAACCAAAAAATGGTATTCACTCATTCTCGAACGGTGTTTTAAAACACCGTTTGTTTTAATGAAATTAAGGAACGTTGTCCAATTACTCTGTTTAGGGTAACCATCGGATCCAGTTAAAGACCGGATGAACCCCCTTTTGCTGAACGCGTTATCGCTAGTTTTACACGCAGTAAGTTTAAGATTCACCCAGATACCATTGACAGAGAAATCAGCGGTATCTCTAGCCTTTGGTACGTCAAATTTCCAAGTCGGATGCTCCGACACGATACGACGTTTCAAAATTTCTAACACGTCCTTTTCTTTTATGGCAGATACTATACGACCATCTTCAGTTGTACTAATATCTTTGTATGCATTCTTAGATAATCGAATGATCTCGTTACACGTCAAATTATAGTAATTATCTGAAAAATACACGTAATTCGGATCTTCCATCTTTAACGTTTAAGCGTTTATTTTTTTTATATTACTTTTCTCACTTAGGTGATAAAGATAGTATCAATTAAAAGAATATACCGTTATATTAAAAATGTATTGTTTTACAAAGCGTAAATTATCAAAAACTGACGTTTCCATACCCGTTTTTAGTCTCGATAAGTACCAAGGGTACGCCAAGGTAACTGACGTTTACGACGGTGACACGTTCAAGGCGTGTATTATACTTCACAATCGCGTTTTAAAATTTACTTTTCGAACTATAGGATACGACGCACCCGAAATGAAACCACTTAGAGATACACCTAACCGAGATAAACATATTGCCATGGCAAAACGTGCAAAGTATACGTTCATGAGTTTTCTAGGGTTCGACGATCGTGCAAAACATACTTTGTGGAATCCATTTGCGTGTAAATTTAAGGTAAACGGTTGGGTATGGATTTCGTGTAAGAGAAACGATAAGTACGGACGAACGCTCGTTTTCGTCTATAAAAATAGAAGGGATATGGTTTCGATTAACAAGAAAATGATAGATACAGGGTTCGTGAACGCGTACGACGGTGGGACTAAAAAGGAATTTGATTTGTAATTACACTTCTATGAATATACTCTTTACTATCGGAAATAAATTGGTTTTCATGCTCACTCTCTATAGCTTTTACTAATTTTGAAATCCATTCCGTTTTATTTTTTGAGATCTGGCGGTACCATACATATTCTTGTGATATTCGAACAACGCGGTACCCGTTTTTATGCGCAAGTTCTTCCTTGTATATATCAGTTTTATACGTTTCTTCGTATGAACCCCAATTACTAACCTGTCTGAAATGTTGTGGACCATCGACTTCGACTATTAATTTCTTATCATCTATAATTATATCATATCTATACTTAGTTTTAAACATTTTACGGTTCGATTTTTCACCAACATCGTATCCTTTATCTCTTAATGTTTCAAAAACGTGCGTTTCTGTTTTGTTAACACAAGACGAACACCATTGTCCACTAGTAACGTTTTTAAGTTGTATATCAAAGTCATGACCATTATCACACGTAAACCAGTAGTTTTTGTTTGTTGATTTAAAAACGTCACGTGGTTTTACATCACCGTTTTTTGTAATGTGCCAACACGCCGCTCTTTCTTCATTTGAAGCAAAACTTTGTTCATATGAAGAAGGTGATTTTGGACAATTCGGACACCATTGTCGTAAATTAGTAACGTTACTAAGGGACATATAAAAGTCGTGATCATTATCACACGTAAACCAGTATTTTTTGTTTGCTGATTTAAAAACGTCCCGTGGCTTTACTTTACCATTTTTTGTAGCGTGCCAATACGATGCTCTTTCTTCA